TGAAGTCATTCGACCCGCCAACACCAAAATATGTGAATTGCGGATACGCACTGCCAACACCAAAACATGAAATCAGGTCATTCGAACCGCGAACACGAAAATATGTGAATTGCGGATTCGAACTACCAACACCAACATATGAAGTCCGTCCCCTTCCCCATTGGGCTGTTTGGTCTTGTGACTTTTCTCGTGTGTCGTTGGTTTTGTAACTGCACCACCTAATGCGAACTTTTGCTTTTCTATCATTCTGACTTGTGCTAATCCTGCCCCAAGAGCGAGTGTAGCCATTAAAGGCCCCATGACTATTCCTAAAGGTGGTGGTAAAGATAGCCCTTGACCATAAGCCTTATTTGCGTTTACAAATGCTTGGACTGTTGCTTCTAATTGAGCAACTCTCTTTGCAGTTTGACCACCTATCATTCCTGCCTGTGCCATAGCCTTGGTGCTACTTGCCATCTGCCCTATAAAATACTGTGCCGTCATTAAATACAGGTCACGTTTTTTAATCTCGAAATATTTATCTACTTCATAACCGTGTTCCTTGAGAGTTGCAAAATGGTCTGATTCTTTTTCTAATAATGCTCTCCGTTCAGTAAGATTAAATTTGAAAAGGTCTTGACTTTTTTTAAGAAATTCTTCCTCTAATTTCAGGTCTATCGGCAACTTTGTCTTAGGGTCGTTAGGGTCATCCTTTGGCGGTGGGTCAGGTGGTTTTGGTACGGTTTTTTCTTCTTCTCCAAATGCTAATTTACCCATCGACTCAGCAAGTTCATTATACCTGTCTCTGACTTCCTGTAATTCTTTATCTAATTCATCGTACGCTCCCGAAGTAGACTCAACATTGGTTTTAGAATCCCTCAACGCTTTGTCTAATCGCCTTAATGTTTTAATATCTTCAGTCTCACCAACAAATATTCCTTGACTCGCAATAAATTTTTTGGATTTTTCATTCTCTGCAAGAATTTTTTTACGTGTTTCAAGACCATCTACTAAAAATTCATTTAACTTTTGTAGAGCAATTTTCTCATCATGTATTGCCTGTCTTCTTTCTGCTAAGTCTTCATCATGGTCTGCTATAACTTGTTGGAGTTTCTCTTCTTGTGTTCTTAAAACGATTGATTGCATATAGGATTCATTCGCTTTCTTTTGATTCGTGATGATTTTTTCTAATGTATCTTTTTCATCAATCAGATGTGGAATGTAATCCCTATATTCTTCATTTAGTTTTTTTATTGCCCATTTCTTGTCTTCTAACGGAGTGTTCGTATCTTTAATCGCTTCAAATAATCCATTCATGGCTATGCGGTCTTCTTCCATACGAGAACTGAAAGGGATTTCCATTATATTCTTCATCTTAGAGACGAAAGAAGTCATAGAATCAACCGCACTTTGTAAGCCTTCACCGAAATGTGAAAATAAAGCAATACCGAAACCTTCTGTCGCTGATGTCAACTCAAGCATAGAACCCTGTAAAGTGTCCATTTGAATTAAAGCCATTTTTTCTGCCGAACCATTGGCTTCGTCCAATGCGTTCTTTAATTCCCCTACTCTCTCTGCACCATCAGCAAGAGCCAAGAAAGCAGTCACGGCACGTTTATCAGTTAGCCCTAATGCTTCTTGGAAATTAACATTCTCTTTTTTGAGTACAACTAACGCATCTTTTAATTCATCAAAGGTTTTAATCGGCTTACCAAACTTCTTTGCTAATTTTCCACCTTCATCACCCATCTTAATAAAAATATTCTTTAGAGCCGTTCCTGCTAATGACCCGTGCAACCCAACATTAGCCATCTCTCCAAGGATTGCGGTAGTCTCTTCTATTGTGAATCCTACTCCTTTAGCAACGGGAGCAACCATCTTCATAGATTCTCTGAATTTTTCAAGGTCTAAAGCAGATGATGAAAAAGACAAAGCCATAACATCCGTGACTCTACCCATTTCTTTTGCTTCTAATCCAAATCCTTTAAGCGTAGCACCTGCAACCATAGCGGTACTCGCTAAGTCTTCCCCTGTTGCCGATGCTAACGCAAGTGTGGCTTCTGTCGCATTTACAATTTGCTTAGACGACAGTCCCAATTTTGAATATTCGAGTTGTAATCCTGCGACTTGTGACGCAGTAAATTTTGTACTTGCTTCCAAACGCATAGCGTCTGCTTCAAGATTCTGAAAGTCTGTCCCTGTTGCTCCACTAATAGCCTTGACGTTTGCCATTGCCTGTTCGAAATCACCACCTACTTGTACTGCGAAATCAAATGCCTTTTTGAGAGTCCCAAGGGCAACTACTGCACTACCAATACCAATAGCCATTTTCCCGAACCCTGCATTTAAACCACCAACGGATTTCTTACCTTGATTGCCCATGCCTTCAAGGTTGGTTTTCATACCATTTATCTTGGTAACTGCACCCTTATCGTTGAGTTCGAGTTTTACCTTAAAGGTGGTTAGGTCTTTCTTAGCCATTACGGGTTTTCACATCTTAAAAGAATTTTAAAATAATACGTTGTATCTGCTGACATGGTAGACGGACTTTCACATTGAATTGTCTTTCTATTAACATCCCCTGCACCAATGACGAACGACGATGATGCAGTTCCCCAAGGCGGTGATTGTGACTTTTTCCACTTGCCTGTTTCATTGGCAGTAAATACGTGGGCAACTTCAACCGTATCTGAGCCTACCGATACTATGGAGAACGAAGTATTTAATGCTTTTTCATCTGTACTGTAAATCGAGATTGTATCACTTGTCGTTAATGTGTGACCTGCTCCCACAACTATGTCAGTATGACCTGCGGTACTTGACTCAGTAAGTGACGCTACTGTACCATGATAATCACCTAATAATTTGAACATCTGTATATTTGAATTACCCGATGAAAAATCACTCGTCGTGCTAATAATGAGTTTCGGCTTTATCTTCTGACTTCTTAATAGCGACGGGAGATGATATTCGAATGTTGGGGTCGTGTCCTTGCCAAAGTCATGTGGTCTAATCCAATCGCCCTCAATAGGTGAAAGGTTAATAGCGAATTTTGTAACTGTCAGGCTTGTAATAACATCGTCATCATCCAAGACATCGACTTTCATTGAGATGTCGCCCTTGTCTGTTAATGGGAAGTCTTCAAAAGCGTTCCACACGACAGTATGCTCAATCCATGTACTTGACGTGGATATATTCTGACTTGAATTATCGAAGTCTGTAGTTTCAGTCCAAGACGTACCATTGGCTAAGTCATAATAGACTTTCCAAGAACCGCCATCTAAACGGGGGTTGCGATGTTCGAATTTTATCGTCACTTCCCCCGTCAGTATAGAAAAGGTCGCAGTAAGGTTCTTCGCCCATAAGTCACTCGTTGTGACTTGGTAAGTATTTGCCATTTAACCCCCTAAGATTTCTTCGGAGATTTCTTCGGTTCTGCTTTAGGCTTTACTTCCTTGTATCGCTTCCAACCCATACCCTTGAGTTTGACATTGTACTGTTTTGATGATGCTTCTAATAAAGCACCATCTCTTTCATACATAGGCATTTAAGATGATACTGAAAAGATTGATGCCATTGTAGAATCTGATGCACCTTCTAACTTCATTGAGACAACTGATTTACCACCTGCTACTGCCGTAGTAAATTCAACCCCACCCGAAGCGGAACCAACTGTAATAGTTTTTCCACTTTGCGAGAAAGCAAGATTGAAATTGTTGCAAGTCTCAAGAGTGTCTAAGTCCGCAGGGACTAACTCAGAAAAGGTGACTTCTGCTCGTAATATACGACCTTCAATCCATTCTGCTTCAGTTCCATCTTCGAACTCAACACTTGCTACTTTTTTCTCAACGTCGAAGGTTACTGCATCTGTCTTTAAACCTGAATATGCCTTTGATGTACTTGAACCATCACCCAACTTTGCAGTCAAAGTGAAAGGCCCGTAAAAAGCAATCGCTGATTGTGTTAAAGCCATGTTGTAACTCCTAACTTATTTCTGTTGATGTGCGGTTATCGACTATCCAAGATACACCGAATGTAACCGCCACTAATTCCCCAACGTAATCTATACTGAAATCCTTTTGGTCTTCCACATTCTGTAATTGAATTTGTGTATTACCTGCGGTTTCTGTCACGTTGGAACTCATTTGTCTGACTGCTTCCATACAATCATCGACCTTTGCTAAATAGCCATCGTGGATTCCATTCAATAGGAACTCCACAGATGTTTCTAAGATAGACCAATCTTCGACTTCATCATGGGTCGTAAGCGATGCAAGTTTTATCGTGAACGTGTTACCTTTCAAAGAGTCAGGGAATACACCCTGCTCAAATGAAAACCAATTAACAGGATTCACATAACTAAACGTCGATACAGTACCCTTAACATCCGTTACGAACTGTGCAAAATTGATTCCCGTGAACGCCATTACTAACGCCCAAAGAAAACATTTTTTACAATGTCCTTTTCACCTTCATCTGCAACGTCATCACCATCTTCGTCCATGTAATAACGAATAGGGATTGAGTCGGCACGTTTCTGATGTACTGATGCTTTGTCTAACAGATTGTTCTGCAAAAAGACTTCTGCTATTGTGCTTTGAATGATTCTATCGTACAGATACTTTTGCGTCAAGTCCTTAATCTTGGACAAGTCGTCATCATCAATATCTGCTTTAATCTGTATGTCTCTCTCAAGTTTTCTCTTTACGAGAGTGACTACATCAGCGATACTTTGACCGCTAAACATATACTCAGAAATATCGGGTTGAAATTTCTCGATGTCTCCTTGAGCAACTGTGATGTTAGATAGAGCCATTCTACTTGACTAAACCATGTGTCTTGGCTTTATCGTAATGCCATGTCTCAGCAAATTCTATCGTATCGCCTTCAGACCCAACATAACTTATGCCATTTATTCTAAGGTTCATGCCATTCACAAGTACAACCGCCTTCTTCTTCTTAGACTTAGGTGGACGACCACGCCCACCCTTGCTTTTAGCAGATGCCATTAACTATTAGCACCTTGACTCGATGATGATGTTACCATTGTCAATGCGTCTTGGTCGACAATTCCAAATTGGAATACGCCATACCAACCTACATGAACCATACGACCTAATCGGTCAAACGGGCCCGTAAGTTTTAACGTCGGTGCTTGTGCTTCGGCATAACCGAGAGCGTTGTTACCTACACATAACGTATGGTAAGTATCAACATTTGATGCACCTGCATTAGCGTTGATAGACACTCCTGTACTTTGGATGATTCGAAAGCCCTTAATCATACCAACTTCGTTCTTCATAATCGGAACTGCATCAGCATATTTTTGGTAGTCTTTCCAACCCGTAGAGTCAGCAAGGTCGTGAACAACGTGCGGATGACATACTGCTACGTAAGCATCCCCTGCATACTTCATTGCGTTGTTCGCTGAAAGGTCAGTATACGCTTGAGCGAGATGGTCAGGAGTTAAAATATTTCCTGCAATAGTTGCCGCCTCATTTGTTGCGTGTACTGTTATTTCATTAGCAGAACCTTCACCTGCTAAGATAGCAAGTGCGTTGAATGATTCAGCCATGTTGTAGCCTACAACTTGAGCAATTCCCAAGTCGATTTGTCCACCACTCTGTAAAGAACGGAGCGATGTTTTGGTTACGACGTTACCATATTCAGCAGGTGTAAATGTCACCTTAGAATCAGTAACGGCTATTGAATCAACGTCTTCTCCTTCGATTAGAGTAGATGTTGCTTTTGCCATTTTTGCGTACTTGATGATTTCGATTGATTTAGCGTTCATCGACATCTTCTTAGTGACAAATTGGTCAGCGATAATATTATCCTGTCCTGCCACAATAAATGCCTTGTCTAAAAGCGTAATCAGAGCATCATCAAGATGGGTCGCAGTAGTTACTACGTTTGCCATTTTGGGTACTCCTTGTTATGGTTTTCTTAGTTTGATTGTGCCATATCAGACTGAATCTCTTCGAGTTCCTTGAAAGTGGTTGCACTTCCAATACGGTCTTCGAGTGAGTTCCCTGTCTGACTGCCCAATGAACCATCTACCTTTTTTGCAGGAGCGTTTTCTTCACCAAAATAGTCTAACTCATTTAACTTCCCAACTTCATTGAAATTGGATTCGAGTTGAGCGTCATCGAGATTGTCCCATTGTAATTCACCGTCTTCAGTTTTGTCGGGCATTGCCAACAACTTAGACGCTTTCTCAAATTTGGAATTTCCTTCGACTTGCTTTAAACTACTGATATATAGTTTACGAGATTTCTGTGCTTGTTCAGATTTGAAGTTTCTTAATCCATCTAACTCAGTATTCACATCATCATTCGATGTTTTTAATTCATCGAACTCTTGCTTTAGGTTGTCACGTTCATCTTCTATTGACCTAACCTGTTTAGTTAAAGACTGAATATTCCCACGCTTATCTTTATTTTCTTCACCGAAAGCCGTGAGTTTATCAGTCGTGTCTTTATGCAAAGACCCTAACTGCTTTAAGGATGCCTTGACGCTATCTTCATTGTCGCCTGTTACTTTATTCGATATGTCTGATAGGATTTCTTCAAATGTTGTCATGCTAATTATATTCCTTTAATTAGTCTGTTGGAAAGAATTTAACTAAACTTTATTTTCATCTACAAGGGTATTTTTCTATTCTTTGAAGTTGACTCTCTACATCTTTTACATTGCATACGTCGCAATTTATAAGTTGGGAAATTATCATAGTATAAAACCTTCGATGTCTGATACTGTCTTTCCCATACAGTCATACAACTTTCACACAATTTTAACCGCATAGATACTGCTCTGTGTGGTTTGTTACCGCTTGGTGAATGTGTCATTACGCAGGGACTAACTGACACTTGCAACCAACATTGCATTGTGTGTCACCATCACGGGGTAATCCAACCCCTTCATCTAATATTTCTTCAATCGTTCTTGGCGGTGCATCAGCCATTACTATGCAATCTCCACAATGCTTTGCTCCACTATCTAATTCCCATAACCATAGTTGTTCAGGATTATCTAACCCGACCTGTCTGATTGGCTTGGCTACTAACTGCGAATGTAACTCATCTATAATACGTTCATTTTTATTCATCCATGCCCTGACAAATTCAGACTCAGTTCCTATCTGCTTCAGAACTGTTGCGGTTGCTACTCTTGGAGCGACACCATTTGCTACAAGTTTTTCTTGCTCAAGAATAGCCCTATCCATCAAATACTGACCTTCAATCGCTAACTCATCAACTGTCAATTCAATCAGCGTCCTTGTCTTAGTTCCACTAACTTTTACCCCCACTTTACATTGTACCTTTTCTTTATTCCTTTAGTGATGTTCCCATGCAGTTGTCTACCTACTTCCGCTATCATTCTTTTCGGGAATTTACTACCAACGGGTAGTTTCTGAAATACGCCTGAATAACCTACGGCATTGTTCCAAATGAATAGTTGTTTATATGTGGGCGGTTTTTTCTGTTTATACGCCTTTTTACCGCCTTTAGTCATGTAGTATGTCTTGCCTGAGTGTTTTTGTGGGTTGGCATACACTAATAAGTCCCTTTTACGTGCTTTGAACTTGAACCCACGTTTCATTGTCTCACCCGTGTGAACTAACCAATGATTCTTGGCTTTTCTTTTGACTGTACTCGGTTTATTGTCGGGTGCTTTATCTAATCTAACCCCCATCTTTTTGTTCATCAGGGATTTATACGTAGCGTAGGACGTAGTAGGAGTACCGATTATGTTCTTCTTGGCTTCCTTCTTGAAGAATCGGGTTAAATTTATCTTGATTTTTTTGGTACGTGGGATTCTAACCATCTTATACCTAAGTCCAATCCGCTTACTACCATTGCTTTAGATAATATCTTGGCTTCTTTAGTGATGAGAGCCATCGCACTTTCGGTCAGCCCACGTTTCTTGACTGCCCTTTTTACGATATTCTTCCAAGCCTTTTGGAATTTAATTATCTTCTTCTTTTCTATCTTGTTCAGGGTTTCTATCTTCATCATCCTGTCCTATAATTAACGATGCTTTCGCCTCAAACAACTCAGCCATATCATCCATATTCTTCCCTATGAACTCCTTGGCATCATCTTCAGTCATTTCAGGGTTTTTACGCATCACATACAATACAGGGGATGACGTGCCATCTTCCCATTTTGCCTTTTCTAAATCGTACTCTTCCTTAATATCAGTCACTACCTGCGGTTCTTGATAATCCATTTGCATTTCTTCTAATAGTGACTCATCTATTGTTCTATCGGGCCTGTGATAATTATTGACTGAAACGATGTGCTTTAACAATTCAATATCTTTCGCCTGAACTACATTAATATCTGACGACCATTGCCTTAATAAAGGTTCATTCTTCAATCTCAATGCAACTCCTGACATTGATTCTGAAATATTTTGCTTTAGAACATTGTCCACATTATGTAACGAACTTATTGCGTCTGTCATAGAGTCTATAAGTTTCAGGACATCTTCGTTGTAAAGGTCTGCTGATAATATCTGACCTTTTGGGTCTGAATCACTAAACCCTTCTTCTACGAATAGCGGATGTCGCAGTCCTGTTTTCATTTGACCCTTTTCTCCTTCTGCACCCGTTGGCGAGAAGTTCAATATAAGCAACCTAATACTTTCTTGGATTGTGTCGTCATTTGTTACTGTGAGTAACACGTTAATGGAACGAATCAATTCTACAATAGAATCCATACCATTGCCCCAAAAGTCATCTGCTATATCGCTAAATCTATATGTCGTAAATGGCATACCATTGGCATATTCAGGAGCAATTATATCTTCGTTGTTACCTATCGGCTTTATTGCCCCCTTGACACGATAACCCTGTTGTGCTGAATCATCCCATTCAACATCCCTGCCTTCATTGACGTAATTGGCATACATCTGATTCAATTCCCTATCCCAAACAATGTATTTTTCCTTGTCTTTTATATCACTTCTTACCTTATATGCTAACATCTCCCATTCGTGGTAAAAATCCGAGTAACATTTTACTTTGCAGTTATGCGGTTGAAGTGTGTTGCTGATAAACAACCTGTCTAATTGCTCGTTGTATTTTACGTGCGATATTGCCGTGTTGTTGAACCGCATCATTTGGAAAGTCTCCCCGAATTTTCTGATGAGTCCCACTTCTTGCATCACTTCTGCGAATCGCTCATCATCAATCGAAGTCCCTTCTGTCGTTTTGAATAGTGGTGGAGTATCGTAGACGTTACATATTTTATTCAGGAAAGCACTTACGAAGAAATCGAGTGTAATCAACTTCATTCTTCCGATGTCTGCACCGTCAAGGTATTGATTAAGGTCTTGAGATAAGACTCTCTTGATTCCGATATTGTCTTGCGTATAAAATGTACTGCGTAGCGATGAATTGGCTATCGGTCTATCAACTTGCCTGTCATTGATTGCCTTGAATCCCGTTGCATTTAAAACACCCATAATGTTCCCCTATCTTAGTTCTGCACCATTTACCTGTGCAAAAAACTTCAACTTATTTGTACGCAGTTCACGGATAGTCCCCAACGCTTCGAGAAGTTCTCTTAGCGGTCTACTGAGATAATCCGACAAACTTGCGTTCCGATTTACTTCAAATATCCAATATGAAGTCAGCCTTATTCTGTTTCCGCTTTCTTCAATGTGGTCTTCGTATTCTCTGAGTTCGGCAAAGGGGTCTTTTGTTGTGTCTCCACTTGATTCTCGAGCATTTCTTTTACTTCTGATGGCATCGAAAAGTGGTTCGAAATCATCAACCAAAATCCGTTGGTATAAAAAAAATTATTACAAACTTCTATCGCCTTATTTACGGGGAACTTTTCTACTTCTTTTATGTCTGCTTCTAATAGTAGGGCTACCATAGGAACTAACTTCTGTTTATTTGCTAACATCCCTGCGAATTTACCTGCGGTCATATTCTCTTCAATTACTAAATCATTAACATCTTTAATCAGATTTATTACCTTCTGAAACATTCCGACTGTTACTTCTTCAGAGTATCTATATTTCTTGCCGTTAGTTTCTAAGATGTTCAAATTTTTATAACTGCTTGATGTTTATTTTACGCACAGGAAATTCTATATCCAAGGCATACCGAATTGCGTCGCTCATATGGGTCAATTCAGTATTGCTTTTGTCAATTTCACGTGTTCCTTCTTTATTAACTACCTGCTCCCAATCCTTTATTAACTTGACGCACGACTTATTAATCTTGAGCCATTTCATTGCGTTGTTTACTGCATTAACAGAGTCAGTTATGCTTGGCGAGTGTCTCTTTGCTTTGATTCTCATTCCTGACGAGCGAATGATGTCAAAATCAGATTTTCTATGTGCCGTGCCACGTTTTTTCCCCGTTGGGTCAGGGTAGGCTATTATGCTTGTTGCGTTTGGGTATCTCCTGTGAATTTCATTGCACATTCTCTCTGTCATTAAGTCGTCTTCATCTGAGTGTCGAATGAAAACTTCATCGAAAATTCTGATGAATGGTTCATGTACATGGCGTTGCCACAATACTCCACACATTGGGTCGACATTGAAGTCCATTCCGACGAGTAATGGCAAGGAAGGGTCAAACTGTAATTCCTCCACCACATTATCTTCCCTGCTAAACGAGTAATATGTTCTACCATACTGTAAATTTACATACTCACCATGTAAATATGCACGTACTAATCTGTCATCATAATTGTCGAGTAACGAATCTATAAACTCTTGC